GTCTCACTCGCCTTCACTTGCGTGACCACCCCCGTGGCCACATTCAGCTAATCAAATTAATCGGGAGACAAAATGAAAACAGAGATCACAATTGAATACTCATCCGGTGAGTCTGCGACCTATGTTGCAGCTCCGCCGGAGTGGGCAAAATGGGAAATTAAGACTGGCAAGACAATTCAACAGGCGTCGGAAATTGGAATCAACGATCTGATGTTTTTGGCCTATAACGCAATGAAGCGGTCATTGGCGGGAAAGCCAGTCAAGCCTTTTGAAGTTTGGTCAGAGACGGTGGCAGATGTGAACGTCGGTGACGCAGACCCAAAAGTCATCGAGCCGGAAGCATCGGAAGGCTCTTAGTAGAGCTGGCAATCGCGACTCATATTCCAATGTCTGAATGGACATCGGCCGAAGATATTTTGACAGCACTCGAGATTTTGGAGAAGCAAAATGGCAGATGATGCAATCGCATATGACAAAGCCGACTTGCGCAAAATCGTTGGTGCTTTCAAAGGCATGGATGATGAGGCTATATCTCAAGCCAAACTAGTTTCAAATTCTCTTGCAACCTATTTACAAGGAAAGATTATCGATGCAGCAAGCCGCACAAGAAATCGATTGGATGACAGAATTGCGGCAGGATCGCGTGTGAGTAAGAGCAGCAAGATTGGTGAAATTTCATTTGGCTTTGTAGCTCAAAAATTAAGTGGCGGCGGCACTACGCAGCAATTGTGGGGTGGCGCAGAGTTTGGTTCAAACAGATATCGTCAATTTCCCGTGTGGTCAGGCCGAGAAGGCCGCGGATCGCGGGGATGGTTTATTTATCCAACCCTAAGAGCTGAACAGCCTTACATCATAAATGAGTGGGAAACTGGATTCGATAAGATTGCGAAGGTTTGTTGATGGCCGCCGGTGGAAGTCGCACACTCAAGCTCTCCATACTCGGAGACATTGACAATCTCAAGAAAAGTTTGACTCAAGGCACGACGGAAGTTTCAACCTTTGGCGACAAAATCACAAAGTTTGGAAAGATTGCCGGGGCTGCATTTCTCGCAGCCGGTGTGGCTGCCGCTGCCTATGCTGGAAAACTTCTCATTGATGGAGTCAAATCAGCAATCGAGGATGAAGCCGCGCAAGCCAAACTAGCCACTACATTGCAAAATGTCACAAACGCAACAGATGCACAAGTTGCAGCCATTGAAAGTCAAATTCTCAAAACTTCTCTTTTGACTGGCAAAACCGACAATGAATTGCGTCCAAGTTTTGAAAGATTTTTGAGAGCCACTAAAGATTCTGAAGAAGCTCTTAAACTTCAGCAAGTCGCTCTTGATGTTGCCGCCGGTTCGGGCAAGTCACTCGAGGCCGTCACAAATGCAATGAGCAAGGCCGCCGAAGGTAATGCAGGATCACTTGCGAAATTGGGTGTTGGTCTTACGGCCGCACAGCTTAAAACAATGTCACTTGATGAAATAACAAAATCGCTTGCAACTACCCTTGCTGGTCAGGCAACAGTTCAAGCCGACACATTTTCCGGCAAGATGGCTCGATTAAAAGTTGCAATCGATGAAGGCAAAGAGACGGTCGGATCGTTTTTGCTTGATGCCATCACTCCAATGATAAACACCTTGGTTGAAAAGGTAATTCCGGCCGTGTCAGGATTTATTGAATCCATCGGTGGAAAAGAAGGTTTGACGAATACCTTCATGAATTACATTGATTTAATTAAGTCAATCTTTCTGCCGGTACTTGACGGCTTCAAATTTGCGTTTAATCAAATCAAAGATTCAGTTATGGATAACAAGGAAGAATTCACAGCTCTTTTCAAATTCTTAAAAGATTTTGTTGCACCATTTATGGGCGGCGTTTTCAAGCTGGCGATTCAGGGAATCGGCATCGCGCTTGGAGTCATCATTGATGTTGTTGCTTTACTTATTAAGGGCTTCCAAACACTCTTTGGAATCATCAATTCGGTCGTAGATGCGATTCAAAGGGTCATCGCACTTGTGGCCAGCAATCCAATAGTCAGAGGAATTTCGGGCGCTATCAGTTCGGCCTTTGGTGGCGGTAGAGCCGCCGGTGGTTTAGTCATGGCTGGCACGTCATATCTTGTCGGTGAGAGAGGTGCGGAACTATTTACGCCATCAAGCAATGGCAACATCACACCCAATAATAAAATGGGTGGGACAGTCATCAATCTGAATGTCACCGGGGCAATCGATCCTGAAGGCACAGCGCGATCTATTATCAGCGCCTTGAACAATAGTTACTATCGCGGCACTAATGGCGCAAATGCGTTGGTGTTTTCATGACACTTTGGAATCCAATATGGCAAGTCAAAATTGCCGGGGTTGAATACACAGAATTTACTTTGGCCAATTTGTCTATCAATAGCGGTCGCACCAATATCTATGAGCAAGCACAGGCCGGATATGTCTCCATGCAATTGGTCAATTTCAATGACACACCAATTGACTTTGAAATCAATGATTCAATCTCGATTTCATTACAAGATTCAACCGCTGCATTTGTGGCGATATTTGGGGGCAGCATTGTTGATTTAGGCGTCGGGATTTCAGATGTGGGAAGCGTTGGATATGTCCAAACAGTATCCATCACAGCTCTAGGAGCATTGGCAAGGCTTCCCAAGGCTTTGACTGATGGTGTGCTAAGTCAAGCATTTGATGGCACTCAAATTTCAGAAATACTTCAGGAAGTGCTTTTTAGTTCTTGGGCTGAAGTTCCCGCGGCAATTGCATGGAATACCTATGATCCGACAGTTATTTGGGAAGGTGCTGAAAATTCAGGTTACGGAGAAATTGATACTCCAGGCAATTATGAGCTCGCAGCTAGAACATCTGAAAGGGTAGATGTTTATTCACTTGTTGCCGCCTTGGCAAATTCCGGCCTTGGTTACATTTATGAAGATTCACTAGGAAGAATTTCTTATGCGGATTCAGATCATAGAAGTACTTATCTAAACGCAAACGGCTATGTGGAATTATCCGCAAACGATGCCCTGGCGTCCGGAATTTCCATGATTACTCGCACCGGGGATGTTAGAAATGATTTGACAATCAAATATGACGCCACCGGCTCATCTGAAGTTTCAGCTACCGACCCGGAATCCATAGCCTTATATGGCACTTTGGCACAAATTATTTCCACCACTTTGCAAAATTCGGGAGACGCGACAGATCAAGCCGATTTCTATTTATCCCTTCGCGCCTATCCTCAAGCGTCATTTAATTCAATCACTTGGGAATTGACGAATTCTGAAATTTCCGATTTAGATCGTGATTCGCTGATTTCGGTATTTATGGGGATGCCGGTCAATCTTGCAAATCTGCCTTCGAATATGGTCTCGGGCAATTTCTTGGGATTTGTGGAAGGCTGGAATTTTTCCGCTTCATATAATTCGGTTTCGGTTTCTTTGAATATGTCGCCCCTATCTTTTAGTCTGCAAGCAATGAGATGGAATTCAGTGCCAATCACTGAACTTTGGAACACAGTCAATCCGACTTTGGAATGGGTAGACGCCACCTTGGTGTCATAAGGAGAAAATATGAGCAATCCAACAACGCCATTTTCGTGGCAAATGCCGACAAGCACCGATTTGGTCACAGACCTTCCGGCTGACTTTGAAGTATTCGGGCAAGCCGTTGCCACATCTATGCAATATTTGCTTGGTGGCACAACCGGGCAAGTGCTATCAAAAACATCCGCAACCGATATGGCTTTTTCTTGGATTGAGCAGGATGACACAACCTTGTCATTTAATGCCCAAACTGGCACAACCTACACGCTTGTTCTATCGGATGTGGCAAAACTGGTCACGACTTCCAATGGTTCAGCCGTCACAGTGACGATTCCCCCTTCAGTTTTTAGTGCGGGAAATCAAATTAATTTACAATCAATTGGTGTTGGTTTGACTACTTTTGCAGCCGGCGCAGGGGTCACAATCACATCAACAGGAGCATCTACGGCAGCACCAAAACTTCGTGTTAGATATTCAGCTTGCACAATTGTTTGCACGGCATCAAATGTTTTCACAGTGATTGGTGACCTTTCGTAATGGCAATAAATTTTGGAATAATTGCAAGCTCAGGAACATTATCTGATCCTCTTGGCGGCGGAACTTTGTATTCTTCCGGCGGTTTTCGTTATCGGGTATTTACCGCATCTGGCACTTTAACAGTTGCAAGCACAACATCAGTGGACGTGTTAATAGTTGCCGGCGGCGGTGGTGGTGGTAATGGTTGGCAATCTGGTGGCGGTGGCGCAGGTGGACTTCGAGCATTGACTTCGCAATCTGTCAGCTCAAACACAACAATTACAATCGGGGCAGGTGGCGGCGGTGGAAGTGCAAGTGCTAATCCTGGCGTTGGCAATCCTGGGTCAACTACATCCTTTGCAGCCTTATCAGTTTCAGGCGGTGGTCGTGGTTCAGGTTCTAACGGAACAGCCGGAAGCGGCGGCTCGGGCGGTGGTGGCTCGGGAGACGGAACTAATACTTCCGGCGGCACAGGAAACAGTGGCTCTTATTCTCCGGTTGAAGGTTTTGCTGGCGGCACGGGAGCAGTTGATAGCGGCGGTGGCGTAGGTTCGGGTGGTGGCGGCGGCGGCGCAGCAGCAGTTGGAGTTAATGGCACAACAACAGTAGGTGGCAACGGTGGCGTAGGCTCATCAAGTTACAATTCAATTGACTTTAGCACTTGGCTATCTGTAACAAGTTCAGGATCAGGCGGCAAAATAGCTGCCGGTGGCGGCGGTGGCGTTCGTCCAGTTGGAGGCACAATTGGTTCAGGCGGCACAGGTGGTGGCGGCAATGGTGGAAAGAACACAACACAAGGTCCCACATCTGCAACTGCTAGCACAGGCTCGGGCGGTGGTGGCGCCGGAATTGCAGAATATTTTGCCGGTGGTAATGGTTCTGCCGGAATTGTAATTGTGAGGTACGCAGCATGAGATATTTTGCAGAATTAGATTTAGCAAACAATGTCACGCGAGTAATTGTGGCTGATGAGTTGCAATGGATAATTGACAACCTAAACGGCACTTGGATAGAAACTTCTATAAATGCAGATTTCAGATATAACTATGCAGGAATTGGTCATACCTATGATCCGGTAGATGACGCTTTCATTGGTCCAATGCCCGAATGTGGTCATGATGAATTACTACTCAACGACTTAAAACGTTGGGAGTGTGCGACTTGTGACGATGAATTCAAGCAACGGATGGCCAGCGTCGAAGAATAAAGCCGAAATCAAAATCAAGGCTTATTCAATTGCTGGCACATCTATCAAGCTTCATTGTGCCGAAGATGTCGCTCCCCTACTTATTGGCTTTGCCACCGAATTTCATGAACTAATTGAGCCCATAGATGGCGTCTCACTTGATGACTGGGGCTACTGTTTCAGGATGATTCGAGGATCAACAGAGAACCTTTCCAATCACTCATCTGGCACGGCCATTGATCTCAATGCAACAAAACATGCACTGGGCAAAGTCGGCACATTCCCGTCCGAGAAAGTACCAATGATTCGGGCGCTGGCCAAGAAATACTCATTGACATGGGGCGGGGATTATCGAAACCGGAAAGACGAAATGCATTTCGAGGTGGCAATCCCACCATCGAAAGTTTCGGGAGCAATAGCAAAGTTGGGGGTTAATAAATGAATCAAGCAAAAGCACTAGCAGCATCGTGGGCGCGATCCTTTTTGGCAGCCGCTTTGGCCGTGTATTTGGCCGGAGTAACTGATCCGAAAGCAATCGCAATGGGTGGGGTGGCAGCACTCGCGCCGGTATTGCTTAGATGGCTCAATCCAAAAGATGCTTCATTTGGGGTCAAGGGGAAGTGACGCCAAACGAATGGGCAGGAATAGGGGTGGCAACAGTCACCCTTATTTCGTCATTTGCTTTACTTGTTCGCTACATGGTCAAATCCATCATGCGCGAACTTTTGCCCAATGGCGGCAAATCCCTTAGAGATCAAGTCAGCCGGATTGAAACAAGGCTTGACGATTTGATCTTGCATTTGGCTAGTAAGAAAGACTAAACCTAGGCTTGAGCCTGTTCTAACTCATCGTCAGCTTCTTTGAAATAGGCAAGCAAATCTCCTCGATTGGCCACTGAAAAAATCTTGAATATTTTGGTCACCTCATGGTGGACAGTAGCTTCAGACACATGGATGGTTTCGGCAATCGCCTTATTTGTCAGACCTGAAATGATGAGATTGGCTATTTCATTTTGACGATTGGTCAAAGCGCCTTGCATTTCTTTCAACGTGTGGTGGAGCTTTGCTTCCGCTTCAATAAAAGCAAAATGGGCAGTGGTCAAATATCCTGCCAGCA